GCAATTTATTGCTGTGATGGCACAAGACAAGATTGCGGAAAAGTCTGTTGAAAAAACAGAAGAAAAGTTCGAAGAAGAACCACAAGGTTTTGTTGAGTGATAGGGCAAGGTGGGTCAACTCAACGCAAACATACCGTACATACAGGCATACATACGTCCTGAGTTTACTGGACTGAAAGAGTTGGTCGAGGGCTACATGTTTGGCGTCAAGTCGATGCTAAACAGGCCCATGCACTTTCACTTTCAAGCAAACATCGGCGCTGTGTTTTGGAACATGCCAATATCCGCGTTTGTCCACAAAGAGAAGTACGACCGTCTATCCAACGATGAAGAGACCAGGTTGCAACTGCTGGAAAGTTGGGACTGCCAAAGTAATAACATCGCTGTAACCACGTTTGCGTTTCTCCAGTATCGTACTGTAGATGTGTTCTGTCGCGACAAAAAGTGGCGTAGCGGTCAGTACCTGACAACGATCGATGACTATGAAGGTGATCTCAATGAGATCAACGTGGGATATTCCAATGACCAAGACAGCAAGTGTTTTCACTTCATTATGCTGGACGACGGTAACTTCTGTATCCAACCCAACAATCTACTCAGATGGCATAACCCTGACTTTATCGTACCGTACCCCAAGGACAACCCACCCAAGATGAACATCTTTAAGGAACAGTTGACTAGTGAGGATATCGATCGAACTTACGGAAACAGCCCGTACTACTTCTACAACCATCACGATAAGAAATAATGCCTGATCATTCTTTAGATGACATCGTTCATTCTATACAATCAGCGGTTATAGCGGCCACCGACATCGCAGAGCGCCATGAGCTTGATTCGATCATGAATCAAGAGTTTTGGCAGCAGAAGGTAGACGATAACGGTGAGCCGCAAACTGATGACGACGGAAGACACATATATGTACCACGCATGGTCGTCATGGAAATCCCAATGTGGGAAGATGGAGTTCTGGTACGAAAAAGCATACCAGTCCCGCTGCAATCGCTTACGACTGGCCAGAGCTTACGGGTGGATACGCTCGAAGTGGAGATGTCTGTTGAGATATCAGGATTGAATGCAGATCAGAAAAAAGGTCAGTTGATGGTGAGGCCATGTGCAAACAATCCGTCGTGGTTTAAAAAAGAGAGCAATGCTGCTAAACTCAAGTTGACTTTCAAGGGCAGTGAGCCACCAGAAGGTTATGCAAGAATCGACGATCAGCTAATCAAACTGCTTCCATAGGAGAGCACCATGGCCTTCCCCCCAACTGATAGGCGTTCTGCCGGAGAAATTATGAGTGCTACTATAGCTGCAAAAAAGAAAGCAGCAGGACAAGGAGTACCACAAAAGGTTGAAACCGCAACAGATGCAACTAGAAACAAAAAACGTGAGTACTTAGCAAAAAGGCAGAAGAAAAATCAAAAAAAAGAGCAAAAGCAACGAATCAAAACTATTAAGAATTTGAATAAATCAGAAAGCTCTACTGGTATTGGTTCGGACGACGAAATTCTTTCAAATAACATGCGTAGAAAAGCTTAATTTAAATATAAATAGGAGAGCATCATGGCAGATTCCGGCCTCGTTAAAATGTCAGACCAGTTTGGTGGTCTACCAATGGAACAACTCATTGGTGGCCCGCTTAAAGCAGCGTGTAATGCACAAACCCTGCTTGCAAAGGCATCCAGTGACTTCATCAAAGATGTCGGTCTGAATGACGACGGTAAGGGCAACATGGCTGCACGGACTGTGGACTTTTCGTTCAACAAGCCCGTACAGGACGCTGCCGGAAACACAACGATGGAAAAAGTGGATCTTCAGGTTCCACTGCTCGCCATCATCAATACGCCCAGCTTGTCAGTCAAGGAAGCTGAAGTGCGATTCACGATGGAAGTGAAGTCATCGACATCGAGCAAGCAAACTTCAGACAGCAAGGCCGATCTTACAGCTAAGGCGAAGTACAACGCTGGTCTGTTCTCTTGCGAAGTGACTGTGCATGGTTCTGTGGCCAACCACAGCGAGAATAGCCGTAAGAGCGACAACAGCGCCAAGTACGATGTGAAGGTAGTGGCCCGTGATGATGGCCCACCAGAAGGCTTGAGTCGAGTTCTTGATATGTTCAATGATGCAATCGCACCCACCCAAGGTGCAGCACCAGCGAAGAAAGTCTAATCATCCCCTTGACCCCCCACCCATATCGTCTGTTCCCATCTCGGAGCGTGAGTATGGGCGATTCCCACCGGGTGGGGGGTTGAGTTTACATAACAATTGTTATCTGTTAAATGATTATCGATCCACCTTTATTGGTGTTGTTCAATATTAGGTTTGGATGGTCTAAACCTTTTATCAAACTTGTGGATTCAAACTCGACCCATTCAGGTGTCACGGCCTGGATGGGTCTTTTTATGCAAGTCATTTTTGTTCGGTAATCTCAAACAGTTCATCGATACGCTTCTTCATGCGCTTGATCTGACGTTCTACATCTTCGCCGTCAAAATCAGCAGAGATCATCGATGTTTTCTTTTCGATAGAACCAATCTTTGTCTTGAGTGCGTCCACTTCAGCCTGCATCTTAGCGGTTGCTACCTTACAAGGTGGTGGCTGTTCTCCTTCCATACCCTGCGACTGAGCTTCCATTTTAAGCTTCTGCATTTCCTGTTCGTGCTTCTGCTCTGCACGCTCACGATAAAAGCTCCACGCTTTTGAACCACCTGCTACAGCCATACCGGTAAGAGCGATAGCAACCATTGGTGCGTAGTCACCGCCCAAAGACTTGGCCGCATCTGCTGCGGCTGTAATGTCTTGAGACACGCCAATCATTTCAGATAGTTCTGGAGGGTCAGGGCCGGGATCAAAGTTCTCAATATCGGCAGGCTCCGGTTTTGGAGTTGACTCCGGTTTTGGCGTTTCTTCTGTTGATGACATGGTTTTTTCCTTACTTCTCTCGATCTAAAATTCGATCCAACTTAGATACAATGTCATTGTGTACTTTGGTTCGAGTAATCAAAAAGTCTTTTGACTGACTGTCAGCCGTATCTCTGTATTCTTGGATGACTCGATCGTAACGCTCACGCATTTTTTCAGAGCGTGCATCATATTCTTTGCGTATTTCATCAAGCTGTTCTTGAAAACCCTCTACAAGCTTGTCCAGTCGTTTCTGCATTGCCATGAACTGATAGACCAGAAAAGCCGCGAAAACGCCAAGATGACCCCCTGATAGCAATGTGTCTACCAGGGACTCCATCAGAACTCCGGTTCATCAATTAGAGTATACGTAAAAGCATTGCCCCATTTATTTCGAGCTGCGTAGCAAATGCTCATGAATTCTTCAAAGTCTTTGCTGTGACTGAATACCTGGCAACCAGCAGACCACTTATCTACTTGCGTAGACGCCGACCCAGCTTTGTGGATATTGATTCCATAATAGCCTTCGACAATAGACTGTACATCAAGATCAATAACGTCGTCTTTATTGCTATCACGGTAAGTCTTGACTGTGCCGTTTCTTTGGCAGAGCGCATCGTATTTCCCCTGGTGTTTGTCGATCTTCCAAACTGACCGATATTGTCCAGGTACAAGGATAGCAGTTCCCTCGACGCGAGAGGGATTTTCTAGCCAGTAACTACCAGGCTCAGTGGTGCATTCCCATGTACGGGTAATCCATCCCTGTTCGTCTTTGAACACAACACAAATGCGATCGTCAAAACGATTTGCTTGGTGATTACGGCTACGAATGCCAATGATATTCAAGTTGTACTCACCTGACTCAAAAACGGTATGACCAAGAGAGGCCACATAATCAAGAAGAAATGGTCGCATATTATGAGTTACAGTTGGCGTTGGTTGCTTGGCAGATTTGAGCGATATTGATGGCTTGCTGTTGTTGGTTTTCCAGCATTTTTTGAACAATCTCTTCCATCTTGTCCAAGCGTTGTTCAATGCCTTCAATCTTAACGTCCACAACTTCTTGCTTTCCAACGCTCACGGCCTTTTTATTTTCAAGGGCACCCACACGGCTGCTCAATTCATCTACATCCTGAGCCGCAGACTCAAAAGAAGCAAAGGAAATACCTGCCGCAAAAACGAGAGTCAAACCTGGTATGATCATATCTTTGATATCCATGAGATCTCCCGTTACTCAATATCAGTACAACTATAAGACCCGAGTAGCTTATCCGTCAACTTAGACGGCTCACATCGTTGCTTATCTGTTTCACCAGTACGAATGCACAATGCCCACATACACTGCAATGACATGGGGTCTCCACCAACATCCTTAATACAAGGTGGTGGCATGTCAGTGAGTTTGTCTGCAATAGAGGCTTCACGCTCTGCATCAGTGATTGCAACTTGCTGAACTTGAGAAACAAGCTCTTGGTTTCCACTATTTAGCTCTTTAATTGCCTCAGTTTGCGCCTCAATCGCTTTTACACCAGCATCAGGCTTCAGGCCCCAGCCAGCACCAAAGCCGACGCTCAGTGACGCTATAACGGCAATCACGGTCAAGCTGACTGGTTCCATCTCTTTCATCCTAAGCACAAAGAATCTTTACGATTACGTTAGAAGTTGCATTGGTATCTGTTCCAACGTTTGGACCAGTTGTAACCCAGTATGTAAGACCAGTTGATAAAGCAACGCCAGCAGGAAATGAAAAGCACATTTTATTAAAAGCTGGAGCTTTGAATGAATAGTCTGGTGTTCCCGCTCCATTTGCAGTGCTTGTAGATGGCGTTGCATTGGTTCCATCTACTATTTTTAGATAAACAGGAACAGAGTTTGCCTCATTGTCGATTTCTATCAAATAAATAGTCCCGCTTCCAGTCAGTACATTTTTTTGCGATGCAATGTCGTTGTCGCCACCCTTGGCAGATCGGTTCAAAACAAATTTACCGCCGAGCTCAGTCAATGCAGATGTAGTAACGGAAGCCATTATTGCACCAAAAATCGAACATTAACACCAGCTGCTGGAGCCGTGTTGTCTTGTGGGTTTGGGTTCGCAGTAACAGCAAAACTCAAATACGTGAAAGGCAAACCATCTGGTATTTCAATCATTGTAGTAGAGTTGGCGGCTATTCTAAAAACCATGTCAGCATTAGTCGATCCCATGCTTACAACTTCAGAATCAAAAAGCTTCAGGCTTGCGGCGTTATTGCTGTTAACAAAATGAATAGCGTAGATATAACCAGACTTAGAAGTTGCATTCACAATTGCAGTATTGTCGCACGAAGTTTCTTGTACAACTTCGTACTTAAACGCATCTTCAAACTTAGTCTTTGAAAGGGCCATTTACTACTCAGAATCTGCAACTACTGCTTTCTTTTCGGCTGCATCTACATACCCTTGACCCAGGATGTAAGAAACACACACGCCAGCAGAGAGCTTCAATGCTTCACCAAGTGCGATATCTTCACCCAAAAAGGCCAAGACTGGAGGCAGCAAAGCCCCGAGGAATGCAGCCCAAAATTTACGGGATGCGAGTTTTTCTTTCAAAGTATCCATGATGTCTCCTCAAATTTATTAAAATGGACCCAAAGCATCACAACAGATGCCTTGCAAGTCTCGATCGACCCCATCAACGTCTTCAACAATTCGTGTCCAAGATTGACCGTTGTTTAGACTGCGCCAGATATCGCCTTTTTCGCATGACATGAGCCACACACCATTTCCGTCTGTTTCAATATCCTCACACTCACGACCACTAATCATACCAAGGTCTACCATGCTAATATTCGAAAGGGTTTTACCGCTTACATCGAAGTAACTCACATGCTCATCACCTTGCGTGCAATGGACAACTCGACCACCAGCAGACGCAATTGGGATATTGCGGCCCGTTGTTCCGGTTACATTTTGCGTGTCGGCATGCATATCGTACTCGTCGCCCCAATCGGTGACGTCCGAATCAGCGCAAGACCGAGCGCGAATTTCGCCACCTCGACCATAAACCAAAACAAATGAATTATTCGTGTAGGTTAGTGCTCTGCCCACTCCAGGAGGGTTGTTGCCTGCAAATGGTTCGATGCTTGTCCAACTGACGCCGTAATTTGTGGAATAGTAAATTCG